TTCACGTAAGCATGTACACATACACGCCACTCTTCAGTCTCGAACCTGAAGTCTCGGTTCACTGCTGCTGCCCAATCTTCAGTAGTGATCTTGCCGTTAACCTTTTCAGTTAAGTCGGTTAGATAAGCAAGTGCACTGACTAGTTCAGTCTGCTTAAAGCTCTCAATACTGAACATGCTGACGTAGACAGCAGGCTTACCGAACATGATCTCAACGCGCACATTACCAAGACCGTTAAGGATATACAGCAGTGGCGCGACCAACTGAGTCACACGCTTTTGAACCTTGGCAGACTTGAGCAGTGACTTATCACGCTTGACGTCAGCGATACGTGAATCGAATGCAGCAACAGCAGTGCCGATTACATCGGCAACAGATTTTGAGTTCATGATGAACCTTTCATTGAAGATACTACAGACCGGCACTAATTTCATCCGGTAGAATATGTATACCTGATAGTGGTGGCATAAGTAAAGTTTTCCACCCTAGCCATCGACCCCCCACCCCCCGAATCTACAGCTTGGTACCATCCCTCCCCCATACCCCAAGACACGCACAAATAACTCCACCAAATTCCAAATCTCAGAAACCACCCCCCTTCGTTTTTGTCCGAAGAATGCATACAAATTTCACAAAAAATTTACCAAAACACTGTTAACAAAATAACAAGCCTTTACAAAATAAAAATTCCTGTTATAGTCTGTAAATCACATAGGCCACAGGAAGCCCAATGAATGTGATTGTCCCCAATATAGAAGAAGCTGTGCCGTTACCATCGTCAGCGATGGAAGCGTTACCCGAACTCACTCCGCAACAAGAGATTGAGATGAGAGCTAAGACAATAAAACTTATCTCTGATCTTAATAACGAGCCTATCGAGCCAACTCCAGAACACATGGAGGTTGCACGTCAAATAGCCAGACAAATGGTAGAGAACCCGTCGCATCGACCGGAGTTCGCAAAGTATCCTAATGAAGTAATGGCCTACCTTGCAGGTATGGTGGCTCAGTCTAACTGTATGATCGTTGAAGAGTTGTCTGACCTAAAGCTATATGTGGTCAACAAGCTTGTTGCAGAGATTGAAAATGCCAAAGACCCCAAGGCGAGGATCGCCGCCCTGTCAAAACTGGGGGAGGTAGATGGGGTCGATGCGTTCAAGAAGCGTTCCGAGATTACTCATAAGATACAAACTATAGAAGAAGTCGAGAAAGAACTCATTGAAACCCTGAACATGCTTGAAGATCAGGTAGTGGACGTTGAAGTCAGGGAAATTGGGCAGGGATTGGGGGCCGATGATGGCGCTTGATACTATAAAACTGTCGGCAAATGACATAAATAAGCTGCGCGCGGCATTACCCACGATGCCTGAAAAGCAAAAAAGGCGTACAGCGGAGCTATTAAAGAAGTATAAAGAAGAAGTAACACGCGAAGTTAGTAAGGAATCGTTCCTTGACTTCGTAAAACATGTGTATCCGGGCTATAAAGTAGGTCCACATCACTATAAATTAGCAAAAATCTTTGAAGAAATAGCTGCTGGCAAGAAAAAACGGGTGATTGTGAACATCGCACCCCGCCACGGCAAGTCAGAACTCATATCTTATCTAGCACCATCGTGGTTTTTGGGGAAATACCCTAATAAGAAGGTCATTATGGCCTCCCACACGGCGGATTTAGCGATTCAATTTGGTCGTAGGGTGCGAAATCTTGTTGGATCGGACAATTATCATGACATTTTTCCGCAGATTGAGCTACAAGCGGACTCGAAATCCGCACAAAGGTGGGGTACTAACTTTGGTGGCGAGTATTTCGCCATCGGTGTTGGCGGTGCTCTGGCTGGTCGTGGTGCTGATTTGTTCATCATTGATGACCCGCACTCTGAGCAAGACGCCAAGCTCGGAAGACCTGAAGTGTTTCTACCAGCATGGGAATGGTTTCAGAGCGGGCCTATCCAGCGTCTCATGCCGGGCGGCGCGATTATTGTAGTAATGACTAGATGGTCAAAACTTGACTTGACCGGACAGATTGTTACCCAGATGGAGAGGAATGAAGATGTCGATCCGTGGGAAGTTGTGCAATTTCCTGCGATTGATGAGAACGACCAGCCACTCTGGCCTGACTTCTGGCCTATTGAAGAACTCTTGGCGAAAAAAGCATCACTGGATATTCGATACTGGAATGCTCAGTACATGCAGGAGCCGACGTCAGAAGAGGGAGCGTTAATAAAACGCGATTGGTGGCAGATGTGGGAAGACGATAACCCACCTCAATGTGAGTTCACCATCATGAGCTTGGATGCCGCGCAAGAAACAAACAATAGAGCCGACTTTAACGCCCTAACTACGTGGGGTGTGTTCTTCAACGAGGAAGTTAATAACTACAACATCATCCTGTTGAACTCTATTAAGAAGAGGATGGAGTTCCCCGACCTTAAAGCTCTTGTATTAGAAGAATATAGGGAGTGGCAACCAGATGCGTTCATTGTGGAGAAAAAGTCAAACGGCGCTGCTCTTTATCAAGAACTGCGAAGGATGGGAGTCCCCATCGGAGAGTTTACTCCGGGTAAAGGTAACGACAAGACAAGCCGCGTTAACGCTGTTAGCGATCTGTTCCGCTCTGGCATTGTGTGGGCACCCCATAGGCGTTGGGCAATGGAGGTTATCGAAGAGTGCAATGACTTTCCTAGTGGTATCAACGACGACTTAGTTGATGCGACGACATTAGCACTGATGAGGTTTAGGCAGGGTGGGTTTATCCGTCTACCAAGTGACGAGCCAGAAGAAGTACAACTGTTTAAATCCAAACGCAGAAAGGCGTACTACTGATGAGTAACTTTAGCTGCATGTACTACGAGAGGGCAATGCCGTGGCAGTTTTGCGACTACGTTTTGGATTCGATAGATTGGGATGTAGCAGAATCAGGCACTATATTTAAAGACACCGGCGATGAATTAAAAGAGAATTTACGTAGGGCAAGTATCGTATCGCAAGATTTGATGTCCCCGCTTGGATCAGTTTGTAAAAACTATTTAGTAGATGGCAATGTGAAGGGTCAATGGGCTGGTTCTATATGTAATTTTGACATAGCTCAAGTAATTAAATATACCCAAAATGGGCACTATACGTGGCATAACGACGTGCTTCCGCCCAAAAACGGCATGATTAGAGCAGTGTCATTAGTGATGCTATTGAACGACCCATCAGAGTTTGAAGGTGGGCTGCTACAGATTAAAGACAAAAGCGACAACCTCCTGAAAAATCAGGGGGACATAGTTGTGTTTGACTCAAAAGTTGAACACCGTGTAACCCCGGTAACAAGTGGTGTTAGATATACCGCTGTGTGCTGGGCATATAAATACTACGAGGAATAAACATGAGCATTGAAAAAGGCTTGTACGCAGCTCCGCAGGGCATTGGGCAGGGTTTAACAGAACCTGATCTGGAGATTGAGATTGAAGACCCAGAAGCTGTGCGCATTAAGACAGACGGGTTAGAGATTGATCTTGAGCCGCGTGAGATGGATGATGAGGACTTCGAGGCTAACTTAGCTGAGTACATACCTGACTCTGTGTTGTCTCTAGTAGCTAATGATCTACTCAGTGCGTATGAGGACGATGTGTCTTCGCGCAAGGATTGGATACAGACGTACGTAGACGGTCTTGACTTGTTGGGGATGAAGCTTGATGAACGAACAGAACCTTGGGCGGGTGCTTGTGGTGTTACGCATCCCTTACTCTCTGAGGCGCTTGTTAAGTTCCAAAGCGAGACGATCATGGAAACATTCCCTGCGGCTGGGCCTGTTAAAACGAAGATCATTGGCAAAGAAACGACAGCAAAGAAAGAAGCAGCGAGTCGGGTTCAGGAGGATATGAACTATCGCTTAACTGAAGAGATGCCTGAATACCGTCCTGAACATGAGCGTATGTTGTGGGGCTTGGGTCTGTCAGGTAATGCGTTCAAGAAGGTGTACTTTGATCCGTCGTTAGATCGTCAGGTGTCTATTTATGTACCCGCTGAAGATGTAGTAGTGCCGTATGGGGCGTCGTCGTTAAAGACATCTGAGCGTGTTACGCATGTGATGAGGAAGACTGAGAATGAACTACGAAAGCTTCAAGTATCGGGCTTTTACGTCGACTGCGATCTTGGCGACCCGGTTAATACTATCGAGGAAGTTGAGAAAAAGATTGCTGAGAAGCTTGGCTTTAGGGCCACGACAGACGACCGCTATCGCATCCTTGAGATGCACGTTGATGTTGACCTTCCCGGCTACGAGGATGTTGATGAAAATGGAGAAGAGACGGGCATTGCGCTGCCGTACATCATCACCATTGAGAAGAACACACAAACAGTTTTAGCTATTCGTCGGAATTGGAAACCCGATGACAAAACCAAACAGAAACGCAACCACTTCGTACACTACGGCTACGTCCCGGGCTTTGGGTTCTACTACTTCGGCCTCATTCATCTTATCGGAGCTTTTGCAAAGTCCGGCACATCCATTTTGCGTCAACTCGTTGATGCTGGCACCCTATCCAACCTTCCGGGTGGGCTTAAAGCTAGAGGACTGCGAATCAAAGGAGACGACACACCAATCTCTCCGGGTGAATTTAGAGACGTAGATATACCTAGCGGCAGCGTCAAAGACAACATCATGATGTTGCCGTACAAAGAACCGTCACAAGTTTTAGCTGGTTTGATGAACCAGATCATTGAAGAAGGCAAAGTGTTTGCAAACATGGCTGACTTAAAAGTTAGTGACATGTCTGCACAAAGTCCTGTTGGTACAACACTGGCGATTCTTGAGAGAACTCTGAAGATTATGTCGGCTGTGCAAGCACGGATTCACTACGCTATGCACGAAGAGTTCCGTCTATTAAAAGGCATTATTCGTGACTTTACTCCAGATGAGTATAGCTACGAGCCAGAAGAAGGCACTCGTCGCGCAAAACAGAGTGACTATGACCAAGTAGATGTGGTTCCTGTTAGTGACCCTAACGCTGCAACGATGAGTCAGAAGGTTGTGCAGTATCAAGCGATCCTTCAGTTAGCGCAGTCAGCACCCCAGATTTACGATTTACCTATTCTACATCGTCAGATGATTGAGGTCTTAGGTGTTAAGAACGCGAATAAATTAGTACCGATGCAAGACGATAGGAAACCTCGTGACCCTGTTACAGAAAACATGGACTTGTTGCGTGGTAAACCTGTCAAAGCGTTCGCATATCAAGATCACAAAGCACACATAATGGTGCATACAGCGGCTAAAAATGACCCACAAGTACAGTCAATAGTGGGACAAAACCCACAGATGGCGCAGCAGTTAGTGGCAGCTATGGATGCTCATATTAATGAGCACGTAGCGTTTGAGTATAAGAATCAGATTGAACAAGCCATCGGTATGGGTATACCGAGCTTTGAAGAAGAAAATAAAGACGATCAAGAAGAAATATCTAAAGATATGGAGCTTGAGATTTCTCGTCGTGCAGCTATGGCGAGCCAGCAAATATTGCAGCAACACATGCAACAAGCACAACAGCAACAGAACCAGCAACAGATGCAAGACCCCATCATCCAGATGCAGATGCAAGAACTACAGATTAAACAAGCTGAAGTTCAACGCAAGATTGCTAAGGACAAACTTGATGCAGCCGCAAAAGACAAACAGTTGCAGGTTGAGATGGAGCGCATCAACGCACAGAAAGAAATCGCTGGCGCAAACATGGCGATGAAACACACGGCGGATAAATCTCGTAATGACTCACAAATGGAGATGGAAGGCTTCCGTCAAGGTATGGACTTACAGAAGTTGAAGTTAAAGCCAAAGTCACCACCACCGAAAGGTAACCCAAATGAACGCGATAGAAGCAGCGATTAAAGAATTAAGGGAGCGTCGGGTACAACTCTCCGACGCAATAGCCAACAGATCGGCTAAAACTTTTGATGAGTATCAGTTTATGTGCGGGGAGATCAGAGGCCTCACCGCCATAGAGATGTACCTTTTAGACCTCTTAAAACGAACGGAGCAAGATGATGACTGAACTAGTAATCGCTACAGAAAGCGGTGAAGTTCCGCAGGATGCAGAAGATAAAGCAAAACAACTGCCGCAACCTTCTGGCTATCACATATTAGTAACCATACCGGAGATTGATGACAAGTACGACAGCGGACTAGTCAAAGCCGGTGCAACAATGCACTACGAGGAAGTCCTTAGCACGGTCTTTTTTGTCGTGAAATTAGGTCCTGATGCATATAAGGGAGACAGATTTAAAACTGGCCCTTGGTGCAAAGAAGGCGATTTTATTCTCGCGCGCCCGAACAGCGGTACTCGTTTGAAGATTCATGGTAAGGAGTTTCGCCTTATTAATGATGACTCGGTTGAGGCTGTTGTCCAAGACCCGCGTGGCATTTCACGAGCATAAGGAGACAACATGGCTGAATTTGAGAAACAAGAGTACAAGTTCCCCGATGAACTAGAGACAACTATGTCCCGTCCTGAAGATGAGGAAGAGGATTTTACTGTCGAAATTGAGGACGATACTCCCCCAGAAGACCGTGATAAGGAACCCCTCCCGGTTGATATTGTTAATGCTTTGGAAAAACCCGAGGATGGTGGCGAGTATCCAGAAGACGTAATTAACAAATTTAAACAGTACAAACGAGCTTGGCATGACGAACGCCGCGCTAAAGAAGCTGCTTACCGTGAGCAAGAAGAAGCTCTACGGATAGCCCAGAATATCCTTGATGAAAATAAAAAACTCAAGACTACGCTGGCTTCTGGAGAGCAAGCCTACGCTTCAACCGTGCAAGAATCGGCTGAAAACGAGGTTGAAATGGCTAAACGGGAGTACCGTGAAGCCTATGACAGCGGCGATTCAGAGAAGTTAGCCGAAGCTCAGTTTAAGTTAACCAATGCTAGTTTGAAGTTAGATAGAGCAAAAAATTTCAAACCTTCTGTACAAATTGATGAAAATGATGTACAACTGCCGGAAAGATCGCAAGCTGACAACAGACAGCAGCAAGTCGATCCAAAGTTTGCATCATGGCAGCGTCGGAACTCGAATTGGTTCAACAAAGACGAGGAGATGACTGAGGCAGCCAAAGGTTTGCACATGAAGCTGCATCGTGAGTACGGCCCTGAATATATTGGTACTGACGATTATTATGAGCGGATCGACAAAACGATACGCAAGCGGTTTCCAGAAGCATTTCAAATAGACGCTGACAAAGACGCGTCAGAGTCGCCCAAACAGGCGACTGCTAAAAAACCTAGTACGGTCGTAGCTTCAGCTAAGCGGAGCACGGCTCCGAAGAGTATTAAGTTATCGGCTACTCAAGCTGCACTAGCTAAGAAATTTAAACTCACACCGGAGCAGTATGCTCGCGAAGTCCTCAAATTGGAGAACAGATAATGGCTGAAAATCGACTTACTCGTGAATTAGAAACCCGTGCAC